GGTTCAGGTTGTTGTGTGGCGATTTTTTATTGCCAAATCCAGCACCGCACCTTGAAAATCGAAAGACCGTCTGCATGGGATGCGGTTAATACGGAAAATAGCAGGATAATCGTATATCCGCTCATTTTTAGAATAGTCCATGCTCTCTCCCTCGTTTCTTACGTTCAGTGTACGAAAAAATCCTTCAAAAGACAATCTCAGGATAACAATAGTATAAGTTTGCAGGATGACAGATTTTGTCATCCTACTTTGCTATACTGTCCTCAAACAAACGGGAAAGGAGAAGAAACAAGATGAAATCTTTGAATGATAGAAAGAACACCATCCGAAAAATTATGGAGGTAAGATTACTTTGAATCTCGCAGTATCGGTTGACCAGAAACAGCTTCTGGATATTTTATTGAACGTTGGCATTGTGCGCCCTGTCTTTATCTGGGGAGCTCCCGGCATCGGCAAGTCTGCTATCGTAGAGCAGTTCGCCGCAGATATGGGACTGCCCTGCGTTTCTCTGCTGGGCAGTCAGCTTGCGCCGGAAGATATTATCGGTGTGCCGCAGATCGTAAATGGCCGCAGCGTGTTCTGCCCGCCTAAAATGATTGCACGGGAAGATCCTTATTGTCTGTTTCTGGATGAATTGAACGCCTGCTCGCAGGAGGTGCAGAAAGCATTTTATTCCCTTATTCTGGAACGCCGCATCGGGGAATATCACCTGCCCAAAGGTTCTATCGTGATCGGTGCAGGCAACCGTGCGCAGGACAACGCCATCACCCGGCCTATGTCCTCTGCACTGCTCAACCGGATGTTCCATGTTGAGCTTCGCGCTGACAGCCGTATCTGGCTGGAATGGGCCGCAGGACATGGCATTCACCCTTATGTATACGATTATATTTGTTTCCGCCCCGACCAGTTGTGGAGTCAGCCTTCCAAAACGGAAGAGCCCTTTTCTTCTCCCCGCAGCTGGCACATGCTCAGCGATGCCATTATCAGTTACGGCGATTCTATTTCGGAACAGGAACTGGCGGTTCTGGCAAACGGCTGTCTGACCGCTGCTCATGCGGCACAGTTTGTGGCCTATGTCCGGCAGGTGCGGCAGGCATATTCTATCACGAAAATCATCAATGGAACGCAGAATTGGCCAGATGAACCGGAAGAGCGTGATGTGCTCTACTTTCTGGCGCAGAGCTTCCGGGCACAGCTGCTGAAAGAACTGCCCCGCAACCGTAGCAAACTCACTTCTGCCACGCAGACCCTCACACTGCGCGCAAAGGAACTGTTGGTCGAGCTGGCGGGCATCAGTCTGGAAATCGCACAGATGGCCATTACCCCGGAGAATGGCGAAACGCTTCCTGCGTGGTTCATCGTGGAAGTGACCCGTGACCTGCCCGCACTGACCAAAAAGAAGATGGGGTGACGATATGGGCCAAAAAGAGGAAAAAACGCAGCAGGACAGCATCCCCACATGGCGAAAGGCGGTTGAAAAAATTGAGGATGGTCCGCTGTTCCGGCTTGCATACTGCACTCGTGTATACTGCTCTGAACGTTATCCCATGGCAAAAGCAGACTGGGCTTATGTTACAAACGATGGGGACATTTATCTGAATCCGCACCGGAAAGCATCCGTTGGAGAGTGGGAATATATCATAAGCCACTGCCTATTGCATCTTGGCTTCGGACATTTTCAGAAAGCGCGTATGAAAGATACCCGTTGGAATATGGCTTGTGATCTGGTCATTGCGCGCTTCCTGAAGGACAGCCATATCGGCACACCGCCGCCGGAGTTTCAGCAGGAGCTGCCCTTTCCGGTCAAAGAGGAAGAACAGGCATTCCGGCAATTACAGACTGCCTCGGTTTCTGGAGGCATTTTCAGTACCATGACAGGCGGCAGACCCGATATGGTGTGGAACCGCGATGACATCAAAACGGATTATACAGAAATTTTTGCCCAGTCCCTTCAGGCATCCATGCAGAAAACCTTGATGGAATCCAGAGGAATCTCCACCGGACATCAGCATTACTGGATGCAGCCTGCCTATTTGCAGGCACGGGACTGGTTTTTGTCCAGTTTTCCATTGCTGGGTGCAGTGGCCTCGGCGTTCCGTATCGTAGACAGTGGAGATGTTGTTTCCCGGCTGAATATTCCGGCTGCAGCAGTCAGCCCGCAACTGGGCGAAATCTATATCAATCCTCGCTGCCGCCTGAATCTGGAAGAGTGGAAATTTGTGCTGGCACATGAATTTCTTCATGCGGCTCTGCGCCATGATTTGCGCTGTGAAGATAGAATACCCGAACTCTGGAATGTTGCCTGTGATTATGTGGTGAATGACTGGCTTTGTGAGATGAAAGTGGGCTGTATGCCAGAGTCAGCACTGTTCGATAACCAGTTCCATGGGATGTCCGCAGAAGCGGTCTATGACCAAATTTGTGAGAATATCCGGCAGTACCTGAAAGAAAATCCGGGTGATCTGCTTTATGGCGATGGCTCAGAAGGGGTAGATTTGAACGGCAGCAAATTGGATTCTGTCTATCGTTCTGCCTTGCAGCAGGGGCTTGTATATCACACCCAACAGAATCGCGGCTATCTGCCTGCTGGACTAATCGAAGAAATCCATGCGCTGTCCCGTCCGCCCATTTCGTGGGATGTGGAACTGGGCAAATGGTTCGATGAAAACTTTACGGTCATGGAAAAGCACCGTTCCTATGCGCGACTCAGTCGGCGGCAGAGTTCCACTCCGGATATTCCACGCCCCGCATGGCGGCTGGAAGAGCACCCGGAAAAACAGCAGACATTTGCGGTGCTGCTGGACACCTCTGGTTCCATATCCCGTGGACTGCTGGCAGCAGCACTTGGCTCTATCGCCAGTTATAGTGAAGCAAGAGATGTGCAGGCGATCCGGGTGATTTTCTGTGATGCTGCCGTTTACGACCAGGGGATGATGACCCCGGAAGAGATTGCCGGAGCCGTTCAGGTAAAAGGGCGCGGCGGCACCCGTTTGCAGCCCGGAATTGATTTGTTGGAAAACGATACGTGTTTCCCCAAAGATGCGCCGCTGCTCATCATTACCGATGGGGAATGTGACCGGCTCAATCTGCGGGGACGTAACCACGCTTATCTGATTCCATGGGGCAATCGGCTCCCGTTTCCACCCAAAGGGCCGGTATTCCGGCTGAAATAAAAGAAAGGCATTGCTTTGATTACAATACAAAATACTTATAATTCTGCGCTGGTTTACGCAGAGACTTTGGATTCCGGTGCAGAGGGTTTGATTCGTGCACTGTGCGGCAGTCCAATTTCAAAAGGCAGCAGCATCCGCATTATGCCGGATGTCCACGCCGGAAAAGGCTGTGCTGTCGGCACCACAATGACCATCAAGGACTGTGTGGCTCCCGGTCTGGTAGGTGTTGACATTGGCTGTGGAATGCTGGCAGTCAAGTTCCATGCTAAACGTCTGGAACTGCAAAAGCTGGATAAATTGATTCACGATAAAATTCCGGCTGGAAAACAGGTGCGCTCCGTGCCGCATCATTTCGCAGAACAGGCACACTTGGACGAGCTGCTTTGTCTGCGTCATGTCCAGAAAGATAAGGCTCTTTGCGCTGTAGGCACATTGGGCGGTGGCAACCATTTTATCGAGGTTGATAAGGCGGCGGATGGCGCATACTGGCTCATTATCCATTCCGGCAGTCGGCGGCTTGGTGTGGAAGTGGCATCGTTTTACCAGAGCAAAGCCTTTCAACAGTGCCCGGCGGGTACACCCTTCGAGCTGGCTTATGTTACGGGAAGTCTGATGAACGATTATCTGCATGACATGAAAATCACGCAGGCATTTGCCGAACTGAACCGCAGAGCCATTGCCAACGACATCATCAAAGGCATGAAGCTGGATGTGGAAGAAACAATTTCCACCATCCACAATTATATTGATCTGGATTCCACGATTCTGCGCAAGGGTGCAGTTTCCGCAAAGGCGGGCGAAAAACTCGTGATCCCGATGAATATGCGGGATGGCTGTCTGATTTGTGTCGGAAAGGGCAACCCGGAGTGGAATGAATCGGCTCCCCACGGTGCAGGCCGCCTGATAAGCCGTGCAGACGCACGGAACAGCTTTACGCTGTCGCAGTACAAAAAAGAGATGAAGGGTATCTATACCAGCTCCGTTGATAGAAATACACTGGATGAAAGCCCAATGGCGTATAAACCAATGGAATCCATTCTCCGGCAGGTTGAACCTACGGTGAAAATTGTAGAGCGGACAAAGCCCATCTACAACTTTAAGGCAAGTGAGGAAATTTCAAAATGATTTATCAAATTAGTTCTGGCCAGGGGCCTGCTGAGTGCGAGCTTGGTGTGGCAAAATTTCTGGCCTACCTGCAAAAACATTACAAGATTTCTGTGCTGGAAACATCACAGGGGTACTACGAAAATACCTATCGTTCCGTGCAAATCCAGACAGATGCTGATTTATCGCAGTTTGTCGGTTCGGTGCAGTGGGTCTGTCCAAGTCCTTACCGCATTGGTCACAAGCGCAAGAACTGGTTTCTGGATTTTAGCAGTTGTGCGGAGGCCGAAACTGAAGTTTTTGACCCGAAACAAGTGCTGTTTGAAACCTTTCGCAGCAGCGGCAAGGGCGGGCAGAACGTGAACAAGGTGGAAACCGGTGTCCGGGTGATTTATCTGCCGACCGGACAGACCAGCGTTTGCACTGATGAACGCAGCCAATACCTGAACAAACAGAAAGCAGTGGCGCGCCTCCGGCAAATGGTACAAAGTGAAAATCAGCAAAAACAAGCTGTTACCCGAAATGAGAACTGGGGCAGGCATACCAGTCTGGAACGTGGAAATGCACGGGCAAAGTTTGAAGGACGGTATTTTAAGCGAGTGGCATAATTCAAAACCGCTTCTTGTGGTTTTCACCTTAGCAGAGTATAATGGACGTAATAACAAACCATTGTATAAAGGAAAGGTGATTTCAAATGTTACAATCGTCTGCAATCGAAGAAGCACTGAAATTCATTGCTTCGCATCCTGAAATTGCTCTGAAGTTTCTGAATGCTGAACTTGAGATGCCTAATATTCCTACGCCGACAATGGGAGGACATAGGTTCTGGACAACGCTTGCAGAGTTTAACGGGTATCGTCTGCAACAAAACCAGCTTACACATCATGCCAGAATTTTGAATGCTAATGATGTCCGTATTGCATGGGGAACGCTGAACGGCATGGAAAAAGCTCTTGACCGTCTGATTCTTTTTGCTCAAAAATACGCCTGACAAAGGAAGTTTTGATTGCATCTTGCAGAAAAGTTCTGAGATTAAAGATGTCCGTGCAAAAAGGAGAAAAGGAAATATGAAAGACGATTCGATGAAAATTGAACAGCGACTGCAGAATATGAAAAACTTCTACACTAAGGTAGGCGACTTGTTGGATAATCTTCCAGATGCGATTCCCGAAAAGGCCAGGCAGAAAATAAGAGATACCATTCTTGGTGATGAAGAGCTAAAAAATTTGATGGATGGCGTGGATTCTCACCGTCCGCCCCGGATTTTCCTCATCGGGCGGACAGGCGTGGGAAAAAGCAGCCTGATCAATGCCCTCTGCGGTGCATACGTTGCGCCTGTCAGTGATACCAGAAGCTGCACGGAGACAGCTCAGACCTACCAATGCAAGGATGGCGAGCGCACTCTAATGGAGATTCTCGATACACGCGGCATTGCAGAAAGTGACAATTTAAATGCAGAGATTTCGGCTGAGGATATGCTGATCAATCAAGTCAAAGAATTCTCTCCAGATGTTGCTATCTTTATGCTAAACTGTACGCATCGAGATGATGTTGATTCCGATGTGAACTTTTTGAAAAAGCTCAGCGAATCATATGCCCAAACTTACAATATGCGGCTTCCTATTGTGGCGGTTGTTAATAAGTGCGATGAGATGGCTCCTTCACGGCTCAAAAACCCGAATGAATATACAGAGAGCAAAACAAAAAAGATCGTTGAGCAAGTTCAGCATTATAAAGAGATCATTGTAAAAAACAATCTGAAAATAGATGACATCATTGCGGTTTCCTCGTTGATTGACTGGATGACAGCTGATGGAACTGAAATCGATGCGGATTCCATTGAAAGCTTACCCGTATCTGACATTGAAAAGCTTCAAATCGCATTTGATGGAAGATACCATATTGAGGAATTATTTAATATTTTAGAAAAGGCCATTCTTGATTTTAGTGCTAGAATGGGGTTAAGAATGGCCTTAAAGCTTCAAGAAGTTGTACGTCGAATTGCAAATCAACTAAATAAATCTTTCTCTGCAATGTCCGCAACTGTCGCACTTTCTCCTATTCCTATTTCAGACATTTATATCCTTCTTGTAGCGCGACAAGATTTTTGAGAAACTCGGACAGGATACTTGAGAAAAAAGCGCCTGTTCTTAGAAACATTTCCGAGGCCCGCTCGCTTGCGTCAGCCGCCCCAAAAACGGCGGGGCGACCCACGCAAGAGGGCGGGCTTTTTAGACTCCGAGAGGGGCGGCTTTTGCCGCCCCTCTCTTTGCCTTTTCGCCCTCCTGGTGAAGTTACTCTCCCGGCTCTCCGTCCGGGTCTCCTGCTGGCTCCTGGGCGGCTTCACTGGCCGCTGCGGGCTCGACGTACTCCGTCCACCCGTAGACCCCAGGCTCCCACACGTTGCCGTCAGAGTCGGACGTCCACTTCTTGCCGTTGTGCGATACCTTCGCGCCCTTGCTGTATGCGTCATGCGCTCCGAGGGGCTGTATCCACTCGGGGAACTCCTCGAGGGGGTTCCCGATCCGTGTCCACATGGAAGGGTTTTCCGAGGGCTTCCGGTTCTGCCCGGCGTCGGTGACGTCATGGATGGAGCGGTAGAGCTGCCCCTCATCCCGAACAATGTCGCCCGCCTTCCCCCTCCAATTCTCGTCCCACTGGACAAAGAGCTCGGGGAACTCCGCGACGGTGGTGTCGTCGAGCTGCTGCTCCTGGGCCATCTTGACGAACATGATCTCGGCGACCGCCTGGGCGGAGCTGCTACGCAACGCCGCCTCGTTTATGCCCTTGATGGACGTTTTGGGTGTCAAATACTGCATCATTCGTAAGCACCTCCAAACCCAGAGATCGAAACCTCCTCCTCATAGCCCTCGTTCTTCGTGATAGTGAAGCGGACATTCACGCCCCACTTTTCGGCGGTCTTGGACTCGTTGAGGAAGTTGTAGACCCGATTGATCGCGACCTGTGCCGTGATGTCCTCCCAGGCCGGGGAGTCGTCGAAGGCATTGTTACACGCCTCGACCTTAGCGACCGATCCTTCAATGTGCCATGTGGGAGTGATGAGGATCTTCGTCGCCCGGGCGTCGGTTTCCTCCGGCTTGGCGAACTGGAAGGCGATGACCGTCTCCTTCTTGGAGAAGTTCCAAACCCTCACGCTCGTCGCGAAGTTGCCGTCCACGGCCTCGACGCGGAGCTGGTGCGCCCCGTTCGTGAGGGTGAGCCAATTCTCGCGGGAGAGCTCGATCGTCTCCTCCTGGCCGAGCGTCGCTTGATAGCTGCGGATCTGCTTGTCGTCGACGAACTCGGTGACGACCACGTTGTCGCCCTCGACGTCGGTGACGGTGTACTTCTCGGCGAAGCTGCCCGTCTGCTGGCCGAGGTCTTCGTCCTGCCCAGAGATAGCCGGAGCCGAGTTCGTCCGCTTAAAGGTGAGGCGGCGGTAGGTTGTGCCGCCCTGCCCATCGGTGGCGGTGATGACGAGGTTGTTGACCGTATTGAGGCCCAGGGCGTAGAGCTTTTCCGAGGTGATAGAGACCGAGAGCTGCTCTCCCTTCGGGGCGTTGTTGATGGTGCGGAGCGTTTCGTCGTTCAGCATCTCGACGACCGTCACGGCGTCCCCGTCCGCGTCGTTGACGGTGTAGTTGTAGGTGAAGCCGATGTTCTTGTCCCCGAGGTTGGTGTCCGTGCCGGAGATGGTCGGGGCGGAGTTGACGCGGTTGAAAGTCCACGTCCGAGTCGCCGTTCCGCCCTGTCCGTCAGTGACGACGACCTTGACCGTGTGGGGGCCGAGGGACAGTTCGCGGACGTTGACCGTGATCGTGTTTTTGAAATTTCGCGTCGGGGCGAACGACTTCGTCGTTCGCCCATCAATCGACTCCGTCGCCGTCAAGACGTCGCCGGAGTCGGAGTCGTTGACGGTGTACTCGATCGTGAAGTCCTGGTTCTTATCTCCGAGGTTGCGGTCACTGTCAGAGATCAGAGGGTCAGTGTTCAGGACTTCAAGGACGGGGCGGAAACCGACGCTCACGCCCCGACGGCCGGACGAGGTGAAGTCCCAGAAGCGGGCCGAATAGTACCCACGGAGCGCGCGGCGCGACGCGTTCTCCGCCCAGGTCTCTTGACACCAGGAATACACGCCCACCCAATGCCAAAGCTGATTATGGGTACTGTTGTGATCGGTCGTGTTGAGGTTGGTGTCCAGGTCAGAGGAAACCGGGGCAGGGAGTCCGGTGATGACTTCCTCGCGGGTGATGAACCTGTCCCACTCGTTATTGGTAGGTGTTCCTCCGGCATACCAGTCGTTATTCCGCCGGTTGCTGCCTCCGGTGAGGAGGCGGCACTTGTACTTTGTCCCGTCGATGGTGATGGTCTTGCCGGTGACATAGCCCTGCCCGTTCAAGTCATCCCACGAGACGCTGACCAGAATGACGCGGTCGCAAATGAGGAGGGTTTTGTCCCCGTCCTTGATCTTGACCCATTGGAGCTTGTTCGCGTCCGCGCTGGGAGTGTCTCCGAAGGTGTAGTTCGCCATGCTGCCGGACATCTGCGGGATGTCTCCGTAGCCGCTGTTCCCACCTGCGGAGTCGTCAGGCCGCCACGGCTTTGTGGGCCGCTTGAGAATTGCGCCGTTGTTGTAGAATCCGCCGAGCTTGACGGTTCCGAGATATTGCGCCATAAGGGATCTCTCCTTCCGTTTTGATAAAGCGGTAGGGCGCGAATATCTTCTTCGCGAGATTGTAGGAACTGGCCCACCGGGCGAACCCGATCCACGAGTTGACCGCCTGGACGACCGCCGCCCGCGTGATCTTGCCTTCCCTCATCTTCCGAACCATCGCTTTGATACGCCGCTTCTCTCGCCGTTTGGACTCGGTGCGGAGCATCATGTGGGTAGCTCGGATTTTGAAGCCGTAGGCGTTCACGCCCTGCCGCATGTAGAAAACCTTTGTCTTCTTGTTGGTGTCAAGGTGTAGCCTCACTTGGAGGAACTCCTTGATCTTTGCCAGCCACTCCCGGGCGATCTCTTTGCTCGGCGCAACGATGACGACGTCGTCCATGTACCGGGTGTAGAGCTTCGCCCCGAGGAAGCGGACGCAAAATTGATCGAGCTCGTTGAGGTAGATGTTCGCGAAGTCCTGGGAGCTGACATTCCCGAGTGGGATGCCTCGCTCTCCCTCCGGCGAGCTATCAATCACTTTGCAAAGAAGCCGGTAAAACCGAAGGAGATCCCCGTACATGTCGGGGCGCTTCTTCTTGAGCTTCTTGAACCGCTTCGCAAGGATTTTCTTGAGCAGGTCGCGGTCGATGGAGTAGAAGAACTTCCGGGCGTCTATTTTAATGACGGCCACATCGTCGCCCCACTTCATGCGGGCGACCCTCATGTCGTGCTGCACCTTGAGGGCGGCGCGGATCGGGCCTCTCCCGTACTGACAAGCGAACGATCCGTCGATGAACACGGGCCGGAAGATGTTTTGCAGCTCCTCATGGATGACGAGCTGCACCACCTTGTCGCGGAGTCCAGGGATTGAGAGCTCTCTCCGTTTGGGCTCCGTTATGACCGTAGAATGATACGGCCCCGGGGTGTACTTCGAGTTCTTGAGCTCTCGCCATAGGTCGACATTGTTCTTCTCTCGTAGGAGGTCATACTTGACGGCCTCCCGGGTGTACTTCCTTTGCCCGCGCGTCGCTTTCCTGTAGCCTTCCTTGAGGTTCTCGTAGTCGATTACTTTCTCATACGGAGAGGCCGGAAGTGGAGGAGGGACGACCGGGCGCTTTATATTGTGAATGGTCTTTACAAAAAAGGGGAATTTCGTCATCGTGGCATCCTTTCCTTTTCAGAAACGGCTTGGCACCTATGACGCGGGTTTTTACCCACATTGCAGACTCACCCCCAGCCTCCCAATACGAGAGGGCGGGCCGGGCGCTCGTCACTGTTTTTACGCCGTCAGAGACAAGGCGAAGGATTACCTCTCCCTTGAAGTATAACAAGGACACGCACTCGAAGCCGTAGCCGCGAATGACGTAATAACCTACAAGGCGGGGCGGAAACCGACGTTCACGTTCCGATTGCCGGACGAGTTGTTGTTCCAGTTGCGGGCCGAATTGTACCCACGGTTCGCGCGGTTCGACGCCATACAGAGATAACCCTAAGTAGGTGCGGTTTACTTTTTTATCGGTTGTTGATGAAGTGCTTTTGCAAGCCTCCAATTATGCGCCCCAGTTCGTTGAGTTTGGTTTGCAGCTCGTGGACTTTCTTCTCGGTGATGTACTTCTGCGTCCGGGCGACTCCAAACAGCACAAGGAGGAGCGTCTTCTCGGCGTCCGCCTCGTCCAGCCATTCGAGCCGCTTCTTGACGACGGTGAGGTTGTTCGCCATGACCGCCGCGCGGATCAGCCGGAAGCACGATTGCTTGATCTCTTGCGACAAACTAAACTTTTCGGCCTGGGGGAAATTCTTGAGCAAGGGGTAGACATCTCTCTCAAGAAAGATTTCAGCTTTCTTTTGAAGTATCGACGGTTCCAATGTAGCAGCACCTCGCATTTCTAACGCGAGCGACCTCCTCCTCGGTGACGTCATCCCCGAAGAACTCGAAGCCGAAGTCGGTGAGCTTTACCTTCGCGGGCTTCCCCGTGATGGAGCTGTGCCCCTCGATAACAAGGACGGACTCCCCTTCGAGGGTGAGGCCGCTCGCGGTCATAATAACGAGCTCGTCCTCCGAGAGGTCTCGGCACTTTTCGCATATCGGGCAAAGCTCACCGAAAAAATTCCCGAGTATGCAGCTTGTTTCTTTTAGGGTGCAAGCCGCCCTATACATAGAGTTTCCGCGCGACGGGGTCATAGATACCAGAGGTGATCGCGACCGAGTTCACGGAGTCAAAATTGATGAGAAAGACGTTGTTCGTCATGTTGTTGAGGGTGGCGTCTTTCAGCACTTTGATCTCTTTCTGCGCGTCGGCGATCTGGGCCTCATGGAGAATGACAGCTTCTCGGTTCTGATAGATGCCCTCGTCCATGTGGTTCATGTTCGTCTGACTGACCGGCGTTCCTTCCTGGATGACCTCGCCCGTCGCGACATCCTCGACGTGGTCAAGCCATCCGATTTTTTCATAACTGTTCACTTTCGATCTGTACCTCCGTTTCTTTTTCGATGATTGTGTACTTGAAGGCTACATAGAGACCCTTGCTCGGCGGTTTTTCAAACTCCCGGTCAGACTGTGCGACGACGTCGCCGTCTGCGTCGACGAGCTGCACGTTCGCCACATTGCCGGAGATTGTGTCGTCGAAGTAGATGTAGATCTTCACGGACTCCGCTTCAACGATTTTTCGGAACGGCGCGACCGTCTTCGGCGCTCCGTTCAGCGTATAGGCCGCATGGTCGACCGAGTCGGCAAAGCGACGCCCGATTTTCTCAATCCCGAGTGATGTGATCGTCTTCGGCATGTTTTTCCCCTCCTTCCGTCATAAGTGTCACGCCGGAGCACCGGAGCCCCGGAGAGCAAACAGGGTAGATCTTCGCGCCGTGGTCAAATGCGGAGCCCGCCTCAATTTCGGAGGACAGGGCCTCATACATGACGAACGCGCACGGCTGATAGAATTTTTCGGAGGCTGCGATCGTTCCCACCTTGGGGAACTCTACCTCGCCGGAGTCGTGGGTGCTGACGGCCTGGACTTCGGAGCTCAACAGGTGGCCGATGCTGACAACATGAGGCCACACGCCGCAAACTATTTCCCCGCAACGGGGATACCGCGAGAACCCGGAAATCGTCTCGGAGTGGATCTCGATGACCCCGCCAGACTCGGCCCCGTAAGAGGGCTTCGAGCTGCCCTCCTTGACCTTCCGAACTTCGGCGTCGATAACTGCGAGATTGTTGACGCCGCTTTGCTTTGAGCCTTTGAGGAATACAATGAACTCGGCCCAGCGTTCGGGATCTTGATAGGAGAACGGCTCGATCGTGCTCTGCTCGTATCCGAGAGAGGTCAACGCATAGAGGATGCCGCTCTTTGTTCCGCCCCATTCAGAGATGATCCCCTTCATGGATAGGCGGGCCCGATAGTTTTCAACGCTCTCGCCCTCAAGCCTCGGCATGTCCCGATCCTGTCCGTGTACCGGAAGCATGACCGGGCTCGCGGTCGCGACATTGAGCTCATCCCGAAGCCGGAAGGCGTCCTTCTTCATGCCGTCGAAAATGCGTCCGATGACCTTGAAGAAGATGAAGAACTGATTCGCCGCCCGCTTCCCTCGTTTCAACGGGGCAAAGAGAAGGTCGAACATATACGCGCCGAAGGTGTCGAACCGTTTCATCCGATCACTCCCTTCTCACTGTCACAGAGACGGAGCCGAGAGTGATGACCTTGTCCTTCTCGAGCACCACGTCCTCGGCGGGGGTGATGATCTCCGCGTTCGTGGCGGCGCTGTAGTTGCTGCGGATTGCGAAGTTGATGTCGGAGCGCCGGAGCTCGTTGAACCTCCGGCCCTTTCGGACGGCGAGCAGCTCGGCAAGGATCGCGGAGATCCTGTTCTTGATGCCCTCGTCCTCCGACACGTCAGAGGTCGAGACCGTGACCTCGATGTCCTGGGAAACCGTTGTAGAAGACTTCACAAGAACATTATCGTATGGCCCGGCAATCTTGTCAACGGCATCCCGAACTTCGTCGAGAAGTCCTTCCGTCGCCTCTCCCGCCGTCCCTGTTACAATCACGTCGACCGTCCCTTGCCCTCTCGGGTGGTCACAGTCAGCCTGTGCAAATAGGACGCCCTGGACGGCCTCCGCTGCATTGATGAATGTGTCCTCAATAGACCGGGCCGCGAGCTCCGACCAGGATCGGAGCGCCCGCGTTCGGAGTCCCTCGTCGTCCTCGGTGTCGCTTCCTTCCCGGACGATCCAGTCCTCGCCGTTTGAGATGCCGTCGATCCCATTGAGGAACGTGAGGCTCCGGGTGATCTGTCCTTCCGGCACATTGTACCGAGAGCCCTCTTTCTCCGCTTCTACCAGGACATCCACCGACCGGCTCCCTTTTTGCAGAACCGCCGCCTCTATGGCAAAGAAGCGAAGCTCCTCTCCGTTGATGTCCTTTTGCGTCTTGAAGATGTGGCCCTTCTCGATCTTCACGGCCTCGCCCTGGTCGTTCGTCCTGGATAGTGTGACGAGGCCCTGCGCCTTCTGGGCCTTCTTGCGCTTCTTCCCGTAGTCTGCCGCCTTAATGTCGAGCCATGCGCCGGTGGAGTGTGTGAGGGTCATATTGTTCAGAATGGCCCGTAGTAACTCCGTGAACTCGATCTTAATGCGGAGGACTATCAAGAGCAGCGTATAGAAGACGCCGCCCGAATGGAAGTTCGTGATTGCGAAGCCTTCTTCTTTCAGCTCGGCGATCTTCTCCTCTTTGAGCGTTTCAAGCTCGGGAACCGGGAGAACTTCGTCGAGTATTGCTTTGTCGATCATGTTGTTATCACCTCCACGCCGACCGCACTAATGACGACATTGAGCTCCCGGGGCTCCTCCTCGTCCGCAAACTGGAAGGAGCAGCGGAGCCGGAAGGTGTCGTCTGAAAATCCGACGTCGATCTCTATGCTCTCGGGCACGATGACCTCCCGCTTTTGAAGGCCCAGCCGCGCCCGCTGCGCGATTTCAAGCCGCACAAGATCGTCGTCTTCGGATTGAATGAAGTCGTATAGCCCCCAGCCGAACGAAGCGTCATAAAAGAGATCCCCGGGCTGTGTGAGCGCTTCGAGGATGATGTTCTGATATAGACATTCAAGCCCCGAACAGAGGGGCGCGTCTCCGTCTGCCGCTTGCGTGAGGGCCCATTCATCATTGAGTCGGATGTCGGTGTCGTGTAACCCTGTCATAGCTGCACCTCCCCAATGATCGCCGGGCTGTCCCCGTATGCCATCGCAACGGCCACGAAGGCCCCGGCCTTATATTGTCCTTTGGATCTGACGCCAGGGAGAGGAGGGAAGCTCTCGTCCTCGTTCCCCCAGCGATCGACGACGGTGAGGGTGTATTCGTTCCAATGCGCCGTTATGTGGCCCTTGAAGCTGCTCCCGGTCTCGTCGTTATGAATGACAAGATCCTCGAGATCGAACGTCTCGCCGAGCTGCGTCGCCTTGCTGACGGTGGCGTAGACCACGGCGGGGCTCTTTGCGTGGGGGTACTCCTGCGCGATGATCTTCCTCGCGACCGCCCTCATCATCTGCTCAAGCATTTCCCGCCCCTCCTTTCTTAGAAATAAATCTTCGTGCGGATGAAGCCGTTCTCGCTGGTAGACGAGACGACCTTCGAGACCTCGAACTCTCCGCTCACTTTAGGGTGCTTCACGCTGATTTTGTGGGAGTGCCGGACGAAGGGGGCCGAGACCGTCTCGAGCTCCCACGAGCCGCCGCTCCTGGTGAGGGCGATGATGTTGACGCCATACTCGAAGATGTAGGTCTTGTCCTGCTCCGGCTTCTCTCCCCAATAGAACACGCCCCCAGAGAAGAAAAACGGCTGCTTGATGTTCCATGCTGCATGTACGGCATTGATCGCCTCGATGACGTTCATCTGCCGAATGGGAAGCCGTTTCCGTTCCGGGTATCCCTTAGAGGAGAGCTTCATCTTCGAGAGCCCGGCCTTCCCGAGAAAGTAGGCGATCATCTCCTGCGGAGTTGTGTCGAGGAATGTGTTGTTGATCTGCGTCTCCTCGAGGAGAAGCATCTCGTCCTTGAGAGTCACTTCGTCGGTGAAGCCTCCTCCGTTGTACGGCTTGGAGACGTAGCCGGTGAAGACCTCCTCAAAGACATTGTTATACCCGAGCTCAATCGCTGCCGGGTCTTTCCGGGCGAGTGAGATCTTCGGTTGAAACTGCTCCGTGAAGCGGATCTTCGCCCAATCAAAATAAGAAGACTTCGAGGAGTAGACCTCGATCTCTACGCCCTTGTCGAAGGTATAGGGGCCAGCGCGGGCCGCGATTTGAGGGTAGAATAATTCGAGCGTTTCCATCCTGTTCCTCCTCTCGGGTTAGTATGGCATCTGTGAGACCTTGTCGAGAGCTGCCGCCGTGCTTGCATCGTCGACGGCTGGGGACTTTCCTCGGCTCGTCTGCAAGTATTTTTGATAGTCAGAAGACAAGGTCGTTCGCTGCTGGGTTCCGCCGGAGCTCCCGCCAGAGGAGCCGCCGCCGGACGAAGATCCCGACGAGCTGCTCGTCGTCTGTATGGTCTGCGGGACGTACTCCCAGAACTCAAGGGAGACGGTGAGCTGCTCCTTCTTGTTCTCCATTTTGTGAGTGAGCCCCTTGAATAGAACCTTGTCGACGCCGTGCGCTGCCGTGTCTTCGCTGACAATAGAGAGCGGCTTCGGGACTGACTGGCCGGGCGTTCGGAAGATCGCCCGAAGCGTCTCGAGCCGCTGGTACTTCGTTTGCGTTGGTGTGTCGTCGAGAATGAGTTCGATATTGACCTTCGCGTCCTCGTAGCCCGTCGCCTGTTTGGGCTTTGTGGCGCTGCCCTCGACCTCTTGCTCGTCGATCTGGGCCGACTCCTTGACCTCGATACTCTTAACAAGGCCAGGGAGGACGACCCCGTTCACCTTGACGATCTGGTCTTCGGTGTAAATCATTGTCGTCTCTCCCTCCTTGTTATGCCGGTGCCGGTTCGGCGTCTTGATCGTCTGCGGGTTCCTCGCTGCCGTTGGCCTCGGCGTAGTCCTCGACCTCCTTGAGCATCGCGAGGAGCTGCTCGAGGTCTTTGATCTTCTTGAGGTCGACCGGGATGAGCAGCTTTTGAATGATGACTTGCTTGCCGAAGCTGCCCTCGCCGGAGCCTCCGCTCTCGGAGCCTTCCTTCTTGCCGCCTCCGCTTGTGAGGTCGACCTTCTGGACGGGCTCGCGTTCGAGCGTAGCCTTCGCGCCGTCGAGCCCCTTCTCGATTGCCTGGGCGGGTGCATCCTGCGCCAGCTCGAGGCCGTGGGCGTAGGTTGTCATCGTGCGTTGTCCCGAGAGGGTCAGCGTTGAGAGAGGGCCTTCTTTCGCGTCGGAGAAGGGGAGCATATTTCGGATGCGCTGCAAGCCGCCCTTTACCGCGTCGACCGCGCCCGTGAACGCCGATTTGATACCGTTCGCGAATGTGGTGACGACGCGCTTGCCCGACTCAAAGAACCACGTCACGGCTCCCGTGACCGTGTTCTTGATCGCGGTGATTCCATTCGAGAACGCCGTCTTGACGGCCGTGAACCGTTCGGACACGCCCGAGGCTATGTTCGTCACGAAGCCGACAAACTTGTCACGGATCGCCGAGAGCCGCCCGCCGGTGAGATTATCCAGGAAGGTAAAGCCCGCCGTATAGATGCCCTTGACGCCCTCGACCGCTGCCGCTGCTGCACCACGGATTCCCCCGCCGTGCGCCTCGTATGCGGATCGCATGTTGTCGAGGTTCTGGGAGACCGTCGCCTTCGCTGCGTTCATGACGGAGCCGATGACGTTGCCGATGCCGGAGAAGATCGCCGACGCGACCTCAAGAGCTGCGCCGAGCTTCTCCTTGAAAAAGTCGATGATTGCGTTGACCGCATTTCGGAACCACTCGCACTTGTTGTAGAGCAGCACCAGGGCCGCGATGAGGGCCACGATGCCGATCACGATCCAGGTGACAGGGTTCGCCAGGAGTGCCGCTGTAAAGCTCCACACGCTCGATATGAGCGGCGTGAGCGCTCCCTTCGCTAATAGGAACCCGGCCTTGAGGAGCTTGAACCCGGAGATTACCTTCGTGATAATCAAGCCCACGCCGGAGACGACGGCGATGACCGTGCCCGCTATGGTGAGGAAGCCGCCGATCGCCAGGACGACGAGCATGATGACCCGGACGAGCTCCTGGTTCTCCTCGACCCACGAGCCGACCTTCGTGAGCACCTGCTCGCCGGTCGACATGAGATCGTTGATTGTCGGGAGTAAGCTATTCCCGATCGACTCCTTCACGTTCTGGATGCGCTGCGTGAGCCGTTCAAACCGTTCGGGCTCCGTTTCGTTGATTGCGTTCGCCATCTCCGTGGCGACGCCGGTGCCGGAGCCGAGGGCGTCGTACATGGTGAGGATGTTCCCTTGCAGGTCTCCGCACTTGTTGTAGAGCAGGTCGATGAGGTCGACGGCCTCGTCCGTTCCGAAGGCTTCGGCGATCTCCTGCTTCTCCATCGCGTCGATGGTCTCGCCGTATTTGCCCCGGAGCTGGTCGAGGATCTCCGGCATACTCTTTAGTTGGTTGTTGGCGTCCAGGAACGACAAGCCCAGGGCGTCGCCGCCCTTCGCTGCCGCGCCCAGGAACGCCGCGTACTTCGTGCCCGCCTCCGAGCCGCTCATGGTGCCTTGCAGCATACCGAGGATGGTGAGCTGCTCCTCGAGGGGGACGTTCGCGTTTGTTGCCGACGCGCCCAGGCTCTCGATGCTCGAGGCCATTTCCGAGCCCGTCGTCTTGAACTGCTGCACCGACTTCGCGATACCCGCCGAGAACATCTCGCCGAACTCGATGTCGCTCATGTCGTCGTAGTAGTTCTTATAGATGCCGTAGCCCGTGGCAAACAATGACGTCATCTCGCCGACCGTCGACTTTGTGGCCTTTGCCGTTAGGCCCGCGAGACTGGTGAACTCCGCGACGCCCTCGTCCGAGAGCGTCGCGATGCCGCTCTTGATGTCGTAGGCTGCCGCGATGAAGTCGGCCTTCGTCGTTCCGGCCCATTGGTCGGAGAACTGCCGGGCGGCGTCTTCCACGACGCCGAGATCCTTCACGCCCAGGGAGGCGAGCTCGCCGATCGCTCTCCGGGTTTCAAATGTAGCCTCGACCGGGGACAGCACCGCCCCCGTGATCTGCGAGCCGACCTCCTGCATGACGGCCCCCGTCTTTGCCATATTGCCGAGCGCTGCGTTTGCCTTTTGCAGCTTTGAGACGGTGCCGTTGACGCTTGATGTGACTCCGGCCATAGGCCCGGTGAGGTTGTCGATCATGTTCATTATGAGGGACAGCCGGAACACGGACTCTAAGCTCATGCTTTGCCTTTCACCTCCTAACAAAACGATGGAGGCGACCTTGTGCTCTTAAAAGAGGCGACCGATGCCGCCCGGCTAATCCGACGCGAACACGTCCGCGATCGCCTGGGCGACGATCCTCTCCTCGAGCTCCTGGATGTACCTCGCTTTCGCGACGTACCGGAGGAACTCGTCGAGGCCGATCTCCTCAATGTCGAAGTCCTCTAAAAGAGCCGGAGGGAGGAAGCGGTAGATTTCCAGGAGACCGGACTCCACCACGTTCCCCCTCACCTCCGAGAGCTGCTCTTTTAGAGCATCTTCAAATTTGTCTGTTTGGAGAGGCCCAGCATCCCGAGCAGCTTCTCACCGATGGAGAGCGCCAGGGCCGGGAACTCCTCAAGGTTCGCCTCGAGAGACGCCCGGCTCTCCTCGACCACGTTGTCAAAGAGGAACACCTTGAGCGCCTTCGTCGCGCCCTGGGCGGTGGTCTTAACATATCTGTCATAGCTCGCCGTGGAGGGGCGCTTGAAGAAGAACTCGACATTCTTCTCGGTCTCGTCATCGACCTCGATCGTCGCGCCGACGCGGTAGACCTTGCCGTATTTCTCCTTGAGCTCCTCCGTCTGGGACTTCTGCGTGGTGTCTTTCTTGATTTCTTCCATGGTTTCGTGTCCTCCTATTCTCGATTATCTTGAGATGGTTTTTACTTCGTGGGCTCGACGCCGTCCTCCACAATGCCGCCGACGATCATGAGGTCGATGTCGACGGTGAGGGACTTGTCGCCCTGTGCTGCCTTGTGGCTGCGCTTGATCGGGACGACCTTCTTCAGTTCGTCGATGCGGGTGCGCTCGCCTTCGTTGGCGTAGGAGACGACCACGGAAGGCCACTCGAGGCCATAGAAGGGGACGCCCTTCGCCTTGCAATAGGCAAGGACGTCGTCGTAGTCATCCCGGAGCATAGACATTTTACCGGACGCTTTATAGTTGCCCTTGCCATAGCCCCGGGGTCGGTTGCCCTTGCCGTAGCTTTCTTCCATGTCCTGCTCGTCGTCGTAGCTGATTTCCTGCACGACCAGGACGAGGCCCGGGATCTTGACGTCAACGTCGCCCCAGCTATAGGTCTGACCGTTTACTTTAAGGGACATAACTCTTTAACCTCCTTCCCTTATTCGCTGGGCTGTGCCCTGCCGAGGTCGACCTCGACCTCGCGGATATAGCCCCGGGAGACATAGCGGATCTTGACCCGCATAGTCTCGTCCTCGAGGATGGTCTCCGCCTGTCCTTCCGGGACGGTGATCTCGGCGGAGCTGATCTCCTTCGCGTCGATCATCCGCTGCAAGGGGACGAACATGAACTTCGCCCGGGTCTCAAGCTCGCCCTGCACGTCCTCGAGGTCGATGTCATCGTTCAGCAGGAGGAGCCCTTCCTTCCGGGTCTCCCGGATGATCTTGTTCTTGACGCGGACGTCCTCGGCGTAGCGGAAGTCGCTCCCGTCCGGGCTCATCATCTTCGTATGGTAGACATAGAAGTCGTCGAGCCCGTCGTATTCCCGGAACGTCAGATAGCCCGCGAGATCCAGGAGCTCGATGATGGAGTTGTCCATCTCGGCGGGGAGCAGCTCGAGGAGCTTCGTCTTCGGGATGCCGAAGCCCGCCTCCGTCCTGGTCTTGCCGATGGACTCCTGCACCGCTGCCTTTGCGTAGAGGCCACACACAAGGCCCGCGAGGTTGGTGATCTGGGTCGAGCCGTCCAGCTTGACCAGACGGCCCCAGGCGGTGACGACCTGGATGTCGTAGTTCTTGACCTTCTTCCGCTTGGCCTCCATCTCGAGGGCCCAGTCAGTGAGATCCCCGCCGCCCATCATGTCGGGCTCGTCCTCCTCGTCGCCGGTCGTGGGATACTTGGCCTCGAATACCACGAACACGGGCTTGTGGTAGACGTCGCGGAGCTCGATTTGCGCCTCGCTCACCGCCTGCCAGAGATCGAGGTCACTCTCGCCGACGACGTGGATGAACTCATACTCCTCGGCGAACTTCTGGAGCTTTGTGAACGCCGCCAGGACGTCGCCGTTCGTCATGGTGGGCGCGGTGGTGGTGAAGCTGTAGGAGTCGTTCACAAGGAACGAGCTCGGCTTCTGGTCTTCCTCGGTCGCCTCGGTGAACTTGAGCTTGAGGCCGGTTCCGGTGATCTCATACTCGCCATTGACGGGGACGGTGATCTCGTCCGTGAAGGTGTTTCCCCCGTCGATAGAGTACACAAAGGCGGCGGTGTTGAGCTGCCCTTGCGCGGTGAACTTAACCACCACGGAGAAGGCGTTCGTCGGAGAGCCGTCGACGGTAACGGAGCCGCCGCCGTCGCCGGTCTTAGAAACGATTCCCAGCTCGCCCGCCGTAGTAGCGGAGACCGGGAGACAGTAGATCCGGGACGCGCCGAACTGCACGGAGTCCATGACAGCGTCAGCCAGAGGAGACAGGCCGAGGCGATCCTTGATTTTGGTCGCGTCCATGTCTCCGGTGATGATGATCGGGGTGTCCGACACAATGGGGGAGACGCCGATCTTGAGGCTCTTACCGTCTCCCGTCGCGGTGGCGAAGCCGAGAAGGCCGTCCGTTACGGTATGCTTAACATCTCGAAGCATTACTTCTTGACCTCCTTCTTCCCGGAGCCGCCCCTCATAGGAGCGTTCTCAAATTTCTTGACCGCCTCGAGGAACTCCTCCTCGGCGACGGCTTTGCCGGGCTTCCAGCCCTGGGCGCTGCATACGCCCGCAAACACGGCCCGCCCGACTTTGTGCTTGCTGCGAAGCTCCCCGACGTCATAGAGCGCCGGGGCCTTCTTGTTCTGTTCCCCCGTTGCGGTGGGGGTCGATGCCGCTTTAGTTGCCATCTGCAATCTCCTTTCCGTCGTTCTTTGCTATGGACTCGACCTCGACGTCCGTGACCTTTGCGAAGTTCGTGTCCCTATAGAGTCCGCCGTCAAACCGTATCCGAATTTGAACGGCGACTTGTGCTTTGAGAATAGAGTCGTCCTTGTCGACCCAATCGGCCCCCTCGACCTCGATCGGAACATAATCGCCGTTGACGTATATGCCCCGATCGAGGCTCGAGAGGAACGCCCCGAACATACTCTCGACGGCCTCGTCGGTGTAGTCTCCGATTATCACAGTGAAGGTGAGAGCCCGGTCGAAGACCTTTCTCCTCTTTTTCTGCGCTCCCTCTTGGTCTCTATATCGTGTTTTGGAGCCGTTTCGGAGAAGGGCCTCCGACTCGAACAGCACCGCGCCGATGTGACTCTCTTGACTCTTTTCGAGACCCTTTTGAGTTGTGTACGGTTTAGACTTTAGGCCCGCCGCCTTGAGCTTTTCGAGGAGGTATTTCTTGCTTTGTTCATAGAGCATTTAGTCGTCCCTCCCGATGAACTCCTCGGTCGTCGCCTTGATCTCCTGCATGTCCTCGTCCGATAGGCCGAGAAACGGGCGGGCGGGGATGTTGACTTTGACCTGCTTCTTGCTGACCCACTGGCCGCCCACCTGGAAGCGGAGGTTCTTCGCCTTCCGGGCCCGGATGGTGCGCCCCTGGTCTCCAAATTGGTGTGTCGCTGCGTGCTTTGCGTTCGTGCCGACCGCGAACCCCGAGGCGTCCGCCGTCACTTGGATCGAGTTGCGGAGCTGCGAGGAGTCGATGAGGGTCTTCCCCCCGGTGGTCGCCGCCCGGATGGAGGTCTTCCACCTCCTGCCGTCCGGCGCTCGTCCCTCCTTGAAACGCTCAAGGGTGGACTCTCGGACGCCTTCGCCGAGGGCCATGTTGAGGCTCCTTCGGTCTATTTCCGAGTATCGCCGCATTTTTCGGAGGAGTGCGGCGGTCTCTCCTTCAAGGCGGATACTATACACGAACTACATCCCCCTCATCTTCGCCCGCGTGAATAGACGGGGGTTTGACTTTGCCGAAAATCCGGTAGCTGCCGCGCTCGCCGGATCTTCGGTCTCGGTGCCGATCGAGACCTTCCCCTCTGCGACGAGGGTGAGGAACTTGATCGCCGCGTTGTATCGGTTGAGATAGGTCTTTTGGTCGGTGCTCTCGTCGATGCCGATACGGGAAAACAGGTTATAGACCGCGATGTCCTTCGAGAACTTGTTCAGAACCCGAGGGGCCGGGGAGATCGGGACGGTGTACCTCTTAGCGAGATAGCCGTCGATCTCCGCGTCGGCGTCGGCGATCGCCGCTTCGATGAGCGGCTCAACGAGCTCCTCACGCTCGGCGGGGTCTTCGATGAAGGTGTCGCCGATGATCGCGTTGAGGGCGTCGTCCTTGAGCATCTCCCGGACTTCTTCCTTTGTGCTATAGCTCACGGCGCTCCCTCCTTGCTCTCGCTGCCTCGGTTTTACTCGGCGGTTCCGTTGCCGCCGTATGCCATCTGCCAGAAGCCGAAACCGGCGTTGCCGCGATAGTCCGCGCCATAGAGGAAGGTCTTCCGCATGAAGACGTTGTCGTCGGTCTCGGCGGTCTTGGAGACGAACTTCGGCTTCTTGCGCTGCTGCCAAATAAGGGGACGGATAGGACGGGAAGCGCACAGCAGATACCATGCGGAGTCATGCCCGGCGAGCTGGGGGACGACGAGAGGCTTCGCGGTGCCCTGCATGGTGTTCTTGGTGCCGTTGATGTAGTCGGCGACCAGGATGTCGCGGGCGGCGGCTTCCAGGGCAGGGGGAACGACGAGCAGGTTCGGGACGAGGTTCAGCGCCCGGCCCTTGGAGTTGGTCAAGCTCATCATGGAAGCGCGGGCCGCGATGTAGGACTCCATGGAGAGCTTGGCGGTGGTCTTGTTGGAGACGGTCTTCTTGCCGACCTTGTGGGCGTCAGAGAAAAAGGGCTGTCCGTCGTAGCACTTTTCCGAGAAGCCGCCCGCCAGCAGGGCGAAGATGAGCTCGTCGGGGTGAGCTGCTGCGGACTGGCCGAGCATCTGGACAGAAGGGTTATAAAGGCCGATCTTGTCGTCCTCGATCGCGTTGCGGTCGACGCCGACGGTGAGCTCGAAGTCCTTGTTCTTGATGGTGTAGTCGCTCGCGGTGAGGTTCTGGATCTCGCGGTCGCCGATCCACTCCCTCATGCCCGGAATGTCGCCGAGCCATGCGTAGGTTTCCGAGTCCGTAGTGGACGGAGTAACGGTCGCGACCTCGGTGTAGAGCGGGGCCACTTCCTCAAACGCCTTGTTAAACAAGGTGTTGAAGCCGACGTAAATCCCTCTAAGGGACTGCTGATTGACAATCATGTTCTGTTTCCTCCTTGTCAGTATGAATTAAGCGCCAGCGCCAGCCGTCGCCGGGGTGTAGCCGAAGCCCATCTCGACGGCGACACCTTCGTCGTCGACGCGAATGACGAGACCGGCGACCGAGGCGCTCGTCGCGGTCTTCGTGACGGTCTGGTCGTCCTCGATGTAGCACGGGCCCAGGACTTCGGCGGCGGTGATCTTGCCGCTGGTGGAGTTCTCAAAGATGAAGACGCCGCGAGCGACGCGGATGACGGCCTCGCCGTCGCCTCCCTTGTTCTCCACGGTCTCCTCGGCCCGGCCCGCCGCCTTGAGGCCGGTCGCCTTCTTGCCGGGGATCGCGTAGCCGGTGGCGTCAATCGCCACGATGGAACCCTGATAGATGGTGGTCGCGCCCTTGACGGGGAGGGCGATGTACTTCCCGCCGAGCTCGGACGTGTCTCTCACGTTGGTCAATGCTGCCATGGTCTTATTCCTCCTTCATGCCGTATTTCTGGACATCTTCGGCGCTGACGCCGAGCTGCTTACAGACGAGCATCGTCGCCTCGTCGGGCTTGTTGCCCTTGAGGGCCAGCGCGTCGCCCCCGGCGATCTCGGACATGGGGACGGCCTGGGGGGCTTTCTCAAGGAACTCCTTGAAGCCGTCGGGGCTCTTGAGGGCGTACCCCTTGGCCCACCCTCTCTGTGCCGGGGTGATCTTCCCGCTCTTGAGGGCCAGCTCCACGGCCTCCTCGGCATCGCGGTCGGCGAGCTTCTCCTCGAGGGCCTTGACGCGCCCATCGACGCCGCCCTTGAGGGCCATGATGGAAGCGGCGACGTCAGCGGTCGAGGCTCCGGCCTTGAGGCCCAGGAGCTCACAGACGGACTTGTTCGCGACGATGCCGTCGTCCTGATCTTCGGGCTTGCCGTCCTCGCCGGGCTTCTTGCCGGGGGCCTTGCCGCCCTCCGCCGCCTCCTTGAGCGCCTTGTTCTCCTCGACACAAGCCGAGAGCGCCGTGAGGATCTGCTCCTCGTCCGCGTCTTCGCCCAGGCCGAGCGCTGCCGCGATCTTCTTGATGAGTTCGTTCATGTTGGTTTCTCCTCCTTGAAATGTGGATGAATTGACAATCGGGGTCATGCCCGCGATCGCTGGGGTGTTGGTGAGGGCGAGGGAGTGGAGGCCCGTCGCCTTGTTGTCCGACTTGCGGACGGTGATGACCGGGGAGAGGTAGCGGTATTCCTTGTTCTCAAGGTACTGCTTCGCGGGAATTGTCCACTCGACCCGGGCCTTGATGTGCCCGTCTTCGGCAAACAATTCCTTGACCCACCCGGCGGCGGGGGCTCGTTCTCCCGTGAGTGTCTGGTGCTCATAGTCGACAACGAGGTCGACGCCTCGCTGCGCGATCTGTTCCTTCATCGCCGCGAGGCTCTCCTCGTCGACGTCGAACTCTCCCTTCTGACTCACGACATGACCGAAGGGCAGGACGGAGATAACCTCCGGCGCTCCTCCGACATCCACTTCGCCCCCTTTGAGGGTGAGAAAGTCGTTCATTTTCTGGTGCCTCCTTTGGTGTGGTGCTCACAATCGTCTATAACGCCGTTATCTCGCGTTATAACGGTGCCTTCCTGGTAGGCCCCGGGAATTTCACCCCCGTCCCGTTCGCCCCTTCCTGGGGCCTCTACGGGGCTATAAAGAGGGGTTCTCTTTTTCTCGCTTTTGGTACGCCTTCACGAGTGCCTCGGGGTAGTCCTTGAGATCCGGCGTGAAGCGTACCTTCGCGGGGTTGGTGGAGAAGTGCGGGTCGGGCATGACCCCGCCCGGCGCTGATTGCTCCACTTTGAGCCCCCGGGCTTCGACCTGCCGCTTTGATAGGGTCTTGACGGTGCAGCGGCACCGGAACCCGTTCGGAGGGAACCAGGAGTCCCACACGGCGCTGTCCGCCGGGAATACCCTGCCGTCCATCGCGAGGTGGCTCGGTCGTGTGTGGGCGTCGTTGACGGCGTCGTACTGCCAATAGGGGCGGAGCTTCATGACGCCCGGGTCTGTCATTTGCTCATAGTGGCCCACGTTGTAGGCCGTTTGGATGTTGGTGCGGAAGATGAGGTCGGCTTGCAGCGGGTCGAGTCCCTCATACCCTTCGGAGGTGAGGAACTCGTTCATCCGGGAGCGGAACTCCGAGAGGGTGTTCCCGTCTTCCAGGGCTGCGAGGATCTCATCATAGAACCGCTTGAGGATCTGGGCCTTCGTGTAGCCGCCGACGGTGAAGGCAAGCCCCCGGTATTTCTCCGCGATACGGTAGAACACGGAGGCGGACACGGGGACGCGCTCCTTGAAATACTTGACGGCCTCCTCGAAGGTCATGTCCTTCCGGTTGAATACGGCCTCAATCTCGTCCATCTTCGAGCGACCTCCCCTCGAGGTCTGCGTAGAGCATGACCTTTTGAAGCAGCTCCTCCACGTCGGAGATGTCCATCTCGCCGAACAGGGAGGCGACGGCCTCCTCGTCTTCCATCATGTCGCGGAGCTCCTCAAGGCTCTCGGCTTTCTCAATAATCTTGAGAACAGGGCCGAACGCCTTCTTGAACGCTCCGGCGCTTTTTTTGGTGGCTGCTGCCGCAAGTTGGTCGATGCGTTCCTGCGTCCCGTGGCCCGCTGCGCCCCCGGCCTTGAGCGCGATCGGCGTCTCCGGCGCGGTTGCTTTGAAGGAGAAGGGGCCGATCCCTGCGCCCTGTGCCTGGGTTGCCGGTGTGGCGATCTCCTCGTCTCCCTCCGGTTTCGGGATGGAGAACTTCTTGTAGATGTAGGAGGTCGGAACCTTGAGACCGGCCTCCCGGATGAGCGTCCCGATCACGGTCGCCGTCTGGGTGAGGTCTTCCGACTCCTCGGCGTCGAACCGTAGATAGGGGATGCGCTTGTCCTCCCCGAAGTTATAGAGCACCAGGGGGCGGATGAGGTCGCGCCGGAGTGTGGCCGCGAGTGCCTTGCAGTCTGCGACGGTGAGGTCATGTCGGACGTCGTTGTGCGTCTTGCTTTGTGCGTAGCTGCCGCCCCCGGAGTCCGAGGTCAAAGTCTGACCGAGGATCGCCTTCGAGACCTGCTCGTCACAATAACGGGCGAGCCGTTCATAGAGGTCGGTCGAGCTGGTCTTTTCGGTGTTGACGAACTCGATCGTCGTGCCGTCCGGGAATATGCCCGCCGCGTCGGCTCCGATAGCGACGAGCGCTTGCATGAGCGCCCGCTTGTCCTCCTCGCTTGCGCCCGGCTGATACTTGCCCAGCCGGAGCGGCATCCCGAACACTTCACAGAACGCGACCCAGTCCTTGAGGGTGTAGTTCTTGAATAGGTACATCCAGGAGACCACACGAAGAACGCCAGCTCGCGAAGGGTGGCCGCTGCGGGCTTTGTACTTGTGTACTATGAACTTGTTCTTAGGAAGAAGGATTCCTTCCGGCGCGTCCTGCGTCCGAACCTTGAAGGAGTCGTCGACGGTGTCCCAGAAGAACCGCTTTTGATGCCGCGAGCGAATGTCCCCGACAACGACGTGCCCTTCGTCATAGCTCCACATAATTTCAGAGACCGCGAAGCCCTTGCCGATTGCGTCCAGGAGGTCGAGCATGACATCCTCAAACCCCTCGATCCCGCCGATCTGCGCTTCTACGAACTCGGCGATCTCCTTGTCTCTCGGGTCGTCCGAGTCGAACGGGATGACCTCGTAGTCGAGGCCCGTGACTGCGTTCTTTCTCGTTTGGAGCTGGGAAAAGAGGTGCGGGTCTTTCTCCTCCATCTCCTCAAAAAGCTCGGCTTGCCGGAGCACATCTCCCGCGTCGGCCTCCTTGAAGATCTCCGCCAGACGGACGGGGGTGAGCCCGTCCGAGGGGTACTCGCTGTACTTGTCCGTCACCTGGGAGACCGCGACCTCTCGCGTCTCCGGCCTCGGTGTCTGCGTAGACCTCAAGAGCCGCCGCCACGGGAACCACTTATTTTTGCTTTGGTCGGCCAAACCGTCCCACCTCCTTTTAGTAGGCCCCGCGTCGGAACTTGATCGCACGGCCTAAAACTGATTTGTAATCCGGTCGACGCCCGACCTTGACCGAGAGGGCCAGGGCGACGGCCATTTGCAGGGCGTCGGGGGCGTCGTCATTCTTTCCCATAGGGTACTTGAGCATCTGGTCAAGGAGCGCCTTGTGCCGCTTCGAGAACTTGAGGTAGCCGTTCTTGACGAAGGGCTGCAAGGACTGGATGCGGGCGTCCTTGTTCTGGACGCTGTTGATCTCCTCGATAGGAAGGTACTCGCCGATCTCGGCGGACTTCTGCCGCATGATCTCGGCAAAATAATATTGGAACTGAACCGTCTCGACGCCGAACTTGTAGAGGGGCTTCTTGTATTCACGCTTGAGCCGACGAGACGCCTCGATCGCGTCCTCAATAATCTTGTCCGGCTTCCGCTTGGCGATGTCAGCGATGACGACGTACATGTAGCCCGTCGAGGTGTCCTTTGCTATGCCGATGATCGCCGAGGTGTCGCTCTTTCGGTTCTTTCCGAGGGAGGGGTCATTCGCCGCCACAAAGAGGAACTTCGGGTCGGAGAAGTCCGGGGGAAGCTGCCCGTCGTCGTAGTAGTCGATCCACTCCTCGGCAAACGCGCAGTTCTCCGGGTCAATGGGCTCGTTCTGGATCTCGCTGCTGAAGGATGCCTCGCCCTCCGATACCCTCATAACCATAAGGGCGTAGTAGGGGAGCTTCTCCTCCCACAAAACGGCGGTTCCTTCCAGCATCGCCGCCTCGTTCGCTTTGAAGAAGTCCTCGGCGTCCTCCTTGTGCCTGGGGTTCTCAAGGTCGGTGAAGATGCGCTCCCAGGCGTCCCACAAGGCCGTGTTTGTCGCGAAGGAGATGACGCCCTTGTAGCGGACGGCCTCATACTCGGGGTTCTTGGCGACGTTGGCGAGGAGGGCGTCGTAGTGGAGCAGCGTCCCGATGTAGACAATGTCCGTGTAGGTGTCGCCCGCCTTGCTCACGGCCTTATAGAACCAGTCCCGGAGCTTCTTCCGCTGCTCCGGGGTGTTGACGTTCTCGTCGTTCTCAAGGTCGTCGCAAAGAATGAGGTCGGGCCTCCATTGTTTGTGCCGCCGTCCGCGGATCTTCTTGCCCGCGCCCAGCGCCTCGATCTTCACCCCGTTCGATAGGAGGATGACCGACGCCTTCCAGACGCGGCCCACAAGCTCCCCGAAGTCCTCCCGGAGCGCCGCGTTCTCCTCGAGCTCCGTTTTGATGTCGGAGAGGAAGCCCTCGGCCTGTTCCGAGCTGTCCGAGAGGATGATCTCGTAGTGCTTGTAGGCGTACACCGCCGAGTGTATGGAGTCCTTGAAGGTGAAGTTCGTCGACTTGGCGTGTCCACGCGGGGCCTCGACCGCCCTCCGGCATCCGTTGGCCCGGCTGATTTCCTTCGCGTCGGTGGCGGGGTTCAACCCCTTCATGACGCCCTCGCGGAAGATGCGGTCGAGCTCCTCGTGAAACGGGGGCGACGGCCTCACAAAGTAGTGGGGGAGGTAGGCCCGCCCGAAGTAGCCCAGGTCAACCGCCCCGAGCTTCCGGCGTAGCCCCTGGGGGCCCGTGAGCTCTGCCCCGGCCCGGTACTCCTCGAGGAGCTGCGCCCGGAGCTCGGGGAAGTTCGTCCCCTTCTGGACATACTGCTCAAATAGTTCCCGCTGGTACTCCCGGCTCGCGACCGCTTCCCGGTCTTCCGGCTCCTCGAGCCGTTCCAGGTAGTCCTTGAGGTCAATCTTCGCCATCGTCGAGCACCTTCTCCCTCGCCCTTGAGAGGACGTCGTGCAGCTCCCCGGCGAGTTCCGGGTGCTGCTTGATCGCCGCCATGAGCTCCGCCTCAAGCTGGTCGAAGGCAAGCTCGGCCTTCTTCTTCATGTCCTGCCGGACGCGCTTCTCATAGGTTGCGTTCCGGGCGAGGCTTGCGATGAGACGCCCCGCCTTGTCGAGAGGCATCTCGGCGAAGTCGCCCTCCGCCGTGCTGACTCGCTGCATGAGGCCGTCCATGAGAACCATCGAAGCGGCCTTCGTGTAGTCGAGGTCGGGGTGGGCCTCGACGGCCTGGGCGATCGCTTGCGTCCGCTGCAAGGTCTCGGCGACGCGCTGCGCCGCCTGTGTGCTGCGGATCGCATAGCGCCCGATCGCCGACTTGCTGATCTCGTAGCCCTCCGCCTTGAGCCACGCGGAGAGGTCTTCGTAGGTGTTGGCCGTGTCCGCGAGCCGGACGTCGAGCTCCGTCTTGATGTCGTCCGGGAGCTTGTCGATCGTCGAGCTGATCCGCGTCCTCCGGCGTTCGCCCTTAGACATCTACGCCGGGGTCTTCCCTCGTGCCTTCCACGAGGTCGACGCCCGCCTTCGTGAGCTGGATGACGGCGTCCCGGCGGTATGCGTTGTAGGCCGTCGCCCTCTTGTCCGTGAACTCGATGTAGCCGCCGTCCTCCAAATAGGAGAGCTGCTTCGAGATGTCCGGGACGGTGATGAGGTTGTCGGCGAGAAGCGCGTTCGTCACCTGCCGCACGAGCAGCGAGTTCTGATTGCCTTTCGCCAGGGCCCGGACGATGTAGCCCCGGATCGCCTTGTTCTGCCGGATCTCCTGCTCCGTCATGTCGTCAAAAAAAGCCATGGTCTTTTATCCCTCCTTTGCCGGGCTCCTGTATAGGAGCTTGTCGAGCTTCTGGTCGATGTTGTTCGAGACCCGGATGAAGTCCTCCCGGGTCGTGTAGATGAGGGGGAGGTCGGCTTTGAGGTCGCCGAGCTCCCCTCGAACGGCGGCGATGTCGTCGGCGTTCTTCTTGTCCGCCGTCTCGAGCTTCGTGATCGCCGACTTCATCTCGCCGATCGCGTTCTTGACTCCCCAGGAGGCGACGCCGATGATCGCCGTGATGACCGTCTGAAAGACGAACATCGCAATCGTTGCTCCGTCCATGCGTCCCCCTCCTTACCGCTGGGAGACCCCGTCCTCCGCGCCGCCGATGGTGACGCCGTCAAGCAGCTCCCCGGACAGGGTGAGATAGGGGTCTTCGTTCTTGATGTGGAGGACGGCGTCCTCGATGACGGCGGTGAGGTACTTGTCGAAGCTGCCCAGGTTGTCGGTGATGACCTGCTGCGCCTCGGGTGCGATTGCCGCCTTCACCTCGTCAAAGACCTGCTTGCCCAGGGCGAGCAGCTCCTCACGGCTTGCCGTGCCGTTCTTGACCGCGTCGCGGAGCGCCTTCGCGGTGGTCTGCTCCATCGCGCCGACGGAGACCGTCGCAAGGTTGACCACGTCGTCAAGGGCGTCCTCGAGCACCTTCCGGCCCGCCTCGTCCTTGATCTGCGCTGTCTGCTCCTTGAGCTTGGCCGCGCCCAGCCGGATATAGTAGACCCCGTAGGCCCCGGCGAGGGCGATGATCGCGAGGACGACGTTGACGAGAGCGTCGCTCGCTGCGCTGGTGATGAGTTCCATGTTCATGTGTGTTTTGCCTCCTTCTCTAAGCATAAAAAATAAGACTACAAGCACAGCTTGTAGTCTTATTTTAGGGTCGTTTTATGGAATTTGATATACGAAGCGCTTCTAAGAATTACAAGGCCCCTCGTCCTCGTATTCGTCCCCAGGGTCTTCCAGGTAGTCGAAGATCCCGATCTGCCCTTCCGCTTGCCCGGGGCCGCAAATGCGCCGAACCCATCTCTCGGTGACGCCGTACTTCCGGGCGAGTTCCTGGTGGTTGTAGCCGGTGAACTCCTTCTTGATGCGGGCGTCGCGGACGGGGCGGGTGAGGCTCTCGGGCTTCGGGATATAGATCGTAGTGCCTCCGACGATCTCGGCCAGCTTGTAGAAGTTATCCGTCCCGATTGTCTCGGCGATCATCCGATAGAGACCTTCGGAAATCATGTCCAGGGTCAAGTCCTTTACGAGCTCATCCAT